CCAATTCAAATTCAATCCAATCCACTTCATTACTTGCATCTTCAGCTGGTTTGTATTCTGTGTATATGCCACCTTTTAATGCGGGATGGTATAAAGATAATAGTTTTTGTAAAGCAACTTCTTCCTTAGGAACTCTAAGTATTCCGTTTCTAAATATAATTCTACCCATTATGCATTGTCCAACTTGTTCGTCTAAAAAGACTGATCTTTGATTTGTTGCATATCTAAGTTCTCTTTCGTAACCTAAATCTGCATCAAAGTATAACATTTTTGAATTCCTGCTATGTTGTGTAGGTAGTGTGAATATAATTGGCGTTCCTCTTTCGGGCGCTAATTCGTATAATCGGGATTTAATTTCCCATGCTTGTTCTTTAGTTACTTGTGCTTTTGCAGCCATAATATAATATAATATAAATGTTAATTAATGTGACGATAGCCTGCTACTATAAGTATATATAGGCTAATGTCGTAGTTTTTAAGAGTAATAATTACCCCCGTAATTTTAACGAGGGTAACATTACAATAATATAATCTTATAGAGCCTTCAACAATACAAAGTTGTTTGCTGCTTGTGTACATAAAGTTCTTTCTGATAAGAAATGAACATTCATAACATCGGCATCACTTGTATAATTTCCACCAACTGAACCAGTCACCCAAGATTTCAAACGTCTGTCATCAGCTTCAGAAGCTCTATAACGGATATGTAAGAATGGTCTTGAAATATTCTGTCCTAATTGTTGGTCATATACAGTTGAAGTTCCAGCAGGAACAATAACTCCTTTAATATTATCAATTAATCCACGAGTTGTAGAATCATTTAAGTATTTCCAGTCAGTCTTGTAGAAGTCGTAAGAACCTCTTCTGAATCCAGAAAATCCTAAGTTTAAAGCCATTTCTTCAGAGTTATCAAATACACCGTAAGACGTACCTCCAGCTCCATAAGAGTTTTGGTTTGCTAACATGTTGTCGATAGATAATGAAGTAGCTCTGTCTAAGAACATCATGTTCTCTTCAATTGCTCCCTGCTTATCTAACTCTTCTAAAATTGTATCGAATTCCTCTAATCCTTTACCTGCTCCTGTACCACCAAAGTCTGGATCGTTATATACTAATCCTCTTTCTTCTAAAGCTCCAAATAAACCTTGCATACCTTCAATGGTAGCTCCAGCATTATCAACAAATCCTCCGCCAACTCCAGTTCCGTTGATTACTTTAGATTTTATTGCTTCAACCATACTCATCTCTAAGTAATCTTCAAAACGAATTCTAGATTCATGCTCTGATTTTAAATACCATAAGTATCCTCCACCACCTACTTCGGTAGTAACTTCAACCCATCCAATTTGAGCAACGTCTGAACCGTTAACTTCATACTTGTCTCTTAAGATAATTGGCTTATTACTGAAAGTAGTAAAAGATGCATCAACTGAATTACCAGCTAAAACAGATCCTTTTCCATATTCAGAACCAAAAACGAATAAGCTAAGTGGTGCAGCTGTCGTTGCACCTAATAAAAGCACTGGCAATTGTCCAGTTGGCGTATCGTATACTTCAATGTCATAACTTTGAAATCCACCCGCGACTGGTCCAGTTAATTTTTTAATAAATACTTTTACTGTAGTATTAAGTTTTGCAAGGACTATTGTCATTCCAGGTCCTAATAAAGGTACTTTTCCATCTGCTCCTGGAGAAGGTAATGAAATTGTTTTAGCAACAGCTGCTGCTGGAGAAGTACAAGTATCATAAGCGATATGTAATCTTCCCTGCTCAGACCAAACTACTTGATCAGATGCCATTGGCATTTCTGCTCCTACCATACGTAAAAATCCAGTGATTGTTCTGTTTCCAAAACGCTCAATTTCTTTTTCGTATACCTCTGGTAAAAATTGTTGTGTAAAATCCATATCTGCTACTGACAGATAGTTGTCTCCGAATAAACCTTTTACAGGTCTCGGTGTTAAATGTGCTAAATTCGCTAATGTAGCGGGACTTGTTGCAAATGCCATAATTTGTTATTTAATGTGTTTAAAACTTTTGATCTTTAATTTTGAATCGCTTACTCCCGAATCAACTGCTCTCACTTTCCATCCTCCTACTTGTGCAACTTCTTCATGGACACCTCTCGCACCCATTTGCACATTTTTAGATTTTGAAATACTTGTTTTCATGGCGTCGGCTTTTCCTTGCTCATAAAAGTGTTCTGCGATTGCATCTGAATTCATAGCTGTGAATAATCCTTTGTGATAACCTTTAGCATCTGACATTTGATTATCTTTCCCCAAGAACTTCTTGATGAAATTGTTAATGTCGCTTTGGTTCTCTTTAGTGGACGCTGCATCTTTTACTTTAAAACGGAATTTCTTTTCTCCAACTTGATAATCAAAACCTTTGAAATCTTCGTTGAACACATTTTCTGTTTTATTTAAAAACGTTTGCGTTGTCTTCTCAGCTAATTGAGTCGCTTCTTCATTTTCTTTTGTATAGCGATTGAAAAAATCTACCGCTTTCTTTTGTTCGGGAGCCAACTTAGACCCTCCTTTAATTTCTTCGTAATATTTAGACTTCATACCGTCTAAATGACTTTTTGCTTTTGCAAGCTCTTCTCTCTTAGCAAGCTTTTTACGTCTTACGTCTCTTTCTTCATCTATATCTTCATCATAAGAAAAGTTATCTTCCATCATAAAATCTACATCGTCTCTGTCTAAATGAGGTTTTGTATTTTCATAATACTCTCTTAGTAATTGAGTTTCATCTAATTGACTATAGTCTTGATTAAGCTTTACATAATCTTCTAATGATCCGTTTGTTTCATTCATAAAATCTACAACTTTCTGTAAATTCTCTGGTAATGGAACTCCAAGATCTTGTTCAACAACAGCTTGCTGAATTTCTTCTGCTATTGTTTCTACTTTCTCTATTACTTCTTCTTCTGTTATTTCTTCAAGAAAGGATTCAGGCTCATCTTGAACGGGCTCTGGTTGTTGTGGTATTTCTTTTTCCACTTCTTGTACAGGCTCGGTTGGTTGATCTGCAACCACGTTTGTTGTTTCTTGCTCTTGATTGGCATCCTCTGTTGGTTTTTCTTGGCTAGGATTTTGTAACATTCCTAAATCCATCTTAATGTCACCGTCTTCGTTGATGGACATTGGTTTTGGTTGCGCTGTAGTTTCTTCAACTATAGGCTCTTGATTTGTTTCTGGCATGATAAAATATTATAAAATTAGTATTACTTGTATTATTACCTAGGTTCGAACGCTCCTAAGTCGAATCCTCCTCCAATCACGTCGTTGCCTGACGATTCAAAGTTGGTGGCAGGTGTATCATTTTGTCTTTGCGAAATCATTTCGCTCTGTTGCGTTCCTTGTATTCTTGTTCTTTGATCTTTACGATCTTCTATTTCTTTTTCTTTGGACTTCATATTATCAACCTCTATACCTTTCAGTTTCATGTTGTATTGAAATTCAATTTCCATTAAAGCTTTTTTAGCTTCTACCTCAACACCTATTCGCCTGTTCTCAATATCCCCTTTCAATGTTTCTAATTGAGACTTTGTAGCAAACAACGCTTGATCCTTTTGAATTTCAGCTTGAGCAGCTACTTGTTGAGCTTGAGCATTCGCTTGCGCTTGTGCTTGTATATTTGCTTGTTGTTCTGCTTGTAATCTTTCTTGACGTTTCTTTTGCTTTACTTTTAGCAATTGATTAGCTAACTTCAAATTATGAACTTGTCTAATATCGATTGCATCAGATAAATCTATTAATCCGCCACTTAAAGCTACTTGAATATTATTTTCTAGTACAGCTTTTTCTTCATCATCTGGCTGTAAATTTAATGATATACCAAAGTCATGAAGATGTAAGTCTTTTAATTCGTCTAAGATAGCTACATTAAATCCTCCAATTTTTTGAATAAAAGATTCTTTTGCTGGATGATACTCTAAAATATCAGATATTCTTAAAGATAAGCATTCAGCTGTTTCCCTTGTTAAATATAAACCTGAATCTAATATATGTCTTGTTGCTGTGTTTGAATTAGCAGCCGCTAGTTTTTGTACACCTACTAAAGCTCTTGAGTCTGGAGTTGAACCGTCTCTAGCTTCGTTTAATCCCGTTACATCTCTTATCATTTGTAGATAATAATTGTAAGTAGAAATTAAAGTTTGTAATTTTTGACCACCACTACCTGTAGGAACTTCTTGAATAGGCACTTTACCTGGATTCATATCTCCTTCTTGAGTAAATGATCTACCTATTATAGAACCTGTCTGGAAAAACATGTTTAATGCTTCCTGAGGATTATAGTTTGTACCATTACCTAAATCAACTTCATTAATACCGTCTGCATCAAGATAAACACCATCAGGTATCATTCTTTGTAATACTTGTTGTAATTTTAAATGAGTTAATTGAACCATGTCTGCAAATCCTGTACACTTACTAACTAAAGAGTCTATTCTACCCTGATACATTCTAGGAGCAGTTATAGCGTAATTCATTTTAACTTTAGTAGAATCGCTTTTAGGACGCATCATATTTTTAGCCATCTCCCACTTCAATAAAATGTCTGTTCCTAATATTAATACACCTTCGTATAATACCTCTAAGGATCTTGACACTTTACCGAATTGTTCTTCGAACATTTCAATAGGTGGATCAAATTGATCGTCTCTTAATATAATCTTACTTGCTCCAGTAGCAGTTTCTTTTACTTTATAAACCTCATTCATGTAAGTTTTATAATTAAAATATAAAACCTGTATAACATTAGAATCTCTATTACCTCTGTTGTTAGATAAATTGCCATCAAACGATCCGTAGCTTTGAGTTCCTTGTTGTTGTATGCTTGCTAATTGCTCTTCGGTTAAATCTGGAAATTGTTTTTTAAGTTCGTTTATAGGTATAAATTTAACTTCTCCTGCGTAGTATATATCTTGAAAGTAAGGATCTTCTGTATAAGAATAAACTAAATAAGCTGGATCTACATATTCAACGGTTACACCAGTAGCTTCTGTAAAGTTATTTTTAACAGCCCCAATACCTATTGTAGTTAGATCGTAGTAAGTTCTTTTCTTGGTTAAATCATATCTGTTCTCATCAAACATAGTATTCAAAGCTTGCTCTTCAGCAATTTCAATACCTTGCTTATAACTTAATTGCATGTGAATATCTAATTCTTCTTCTGAATCAGGTAGTTTATCAGGCGCATTTTCAAACAAATTAATACCAAATTGCTCTTGTGCAAAGTTGTTTAATTCTTCTGTTTGTAAATCTCTAATTATAGAATCCATATAAGCAGTTCTTTTACTAACTCCATAAGGATCTTGTGAATAACAATTTATATCGAATGATCTATCTGCAACACCGTTAACAACAATATCAACAAACTTAGCTAATATTGGTACTGGTTTCCAATCTAAATTAAGATAAGATAAATCTCCGTTTATAGAAAGCTCATCTTTATACTTCTGTACAGGTTGTTCACCTCTTGCGTATAATCTTAAATTATGAAAAGTACTTTGATTACTTTGGTAACGAGATGTTCCTGAGTTGCTAGACCACCATTCGCTTTGAATGGCTCTACCCACCTGAAGCCCATAAGTACGTGACATTTTTTCAGCATCAGGTACTACTTGACTTGGGAAAAAACTATTTACTACGTTTGCCATATTATCCTTTTATTATTTTTGATGAGTTACC